TAGGTGGTTTCTATGTAATGTTAAATACTAACTTTGAAGCTGGTGAAACATCAAACTCTGGTGACTTTACAACAGCAAATGATTTTAGACGAGTAATGTTGATGAGAGATCCTGACGCTTCAGGTTCTGCTGCAACAGCAACAACTTTAAGAGGTACAAAAGCAGTATTAGTAACATCGCCATCTGGTGACTTTACAGTTGATGAAGAAATCAATCAAGCGACAACAGGCGCTGTAGGTAAAGTAGTAGAATGGGATAGTTCAAACAATATTTTATACTATGTACAAACAAGATTTAACGATCACGGTGTAGATAGTAATGGTGATTTAACAGCGTTTTCTGGTACAAACACAATCACAGGACAAAGTTCAAGTGTAACAGCAACACCATCAACTTCAACAACAACAGTTGATAGTGTTTCATTTACAAGTGGTTATGCAAGTTCAGAAATTGATGCTGATACTGGCGATGTAATTTATGTAGAAAATAGATCACCAATAACAAGAGCTTCAGATCAAACTGAGAATGTTAAATTAATAATTGAATTTTAGAGGGAAATAAATGCCAAGTCCAACAGACTTTAACCTCTCGCCTTATTATGATGACTTTAATGAGTCGAAGAAGTTTCATAGAATACTTTTTAGACCGTCATTTGCAGTTCAAGCGAGAGAATTAACACAGTCACAAACAATCTTACAAAACCAAATCGAAAGAGTTGGTGACCACCTTTTCAAAAAAGGTGCGATGATAATTCCTGGACAGGTATCTATTGACACTAGTTACTATGCTGTTAAAATAACAAGTTTAGGTAGTGGTAACACATTAGCACAATTTACAACAGGTACAATTTTAACAGGTGGCACTTCAGGTGTTACAGCAGAGATTGTAAATACAGTAGCAACAGATGGTACTGATCCCGACACAATATTTGTAAAATACAATAAAGCAGGTACAGATAATACAGATTTAGTATTTACTGATGGTGAAACAATTACAGGAACAAATAGTGATAGTGTTTCTTTGTCAGCAGTTGTAGATACGACAGCAACTGGTTCAGCGGCTGGTATTCAATCAGGTATATATTACATTAATGGATTCTTTGTACAAATAGATACATCAACTTTAATTTTAGACAAATATACAAATACACCATCATATAGAATTGGTTTTACAGTTACAGAATCTTTTGTAACTCCAAATGATGACGCAACATTAAATGATAATGCGGCAGGTTCATCAAACGTTAATGCACCAGGCGCTCATAGATTTAAGATTTTACTAACACTTGCTAAAAAAACATTAGCATCAACAGAAGATGAAAATTTTTATGAAATCGCTAGAGTTGAAAATGGTGTAATTAAAACAATTGTTAGAAATACAGAATACGCAATATTAGAAGATACATTAGCTAGAAGAACATTTGATGAATCAGGTGATTATGTTTTAACAAATCCTGACTTTGATGTAAGAGAACATTTAGCTTCAGGTAATAATAGAGGTATCTACACAGTAGGAGAAGGTGGAGATGCAACTAAATTAGCAATTGGTGTATCACCATTTAAAGCATATGTAAATGGTTATGAGGCTGAAAGATTAGGAACAACTTTTGTTGATGTAGATAAAGCAAGAGATTTTGAAACAGCGAACAATCACAAAACAAGATTTAATGTAAAGAATTTTATTAATGTAAACAATGTTTACGGATCACCAGATATAGGATTTGTTTCTGGTGATGTAGAAGCTTTCAAATCAGTTAATCTATACGACACAGCGACTAGTGTACGAGGAACAGAACAAAATACAGTAGGTACAACAGTACCTCAAATTGGTCGTGCTAAATCTCGTGGATTTGAAACTGTATCAGCAACAAACACAGATGACATAAATGCGACTTCTTCAATATACAGACATTACTTGTTTGATATTGAAATGTTTACACACTTAAACTTAACAACATCAGCAAGTTTTACAACAGGTGAAACTGTATCAGGTGCTACTTCAGGTGCTGTAGGTATAGTTCAAAGTGTAACTGCTAATACTTCAACAGCAGTAACTACAATTTCAGTTGCTAGTCCAGGTGTTGTAACATTAAACGACCACGGATTTAACGATGGCCAACAAATAACTTTATCAGGTGGTTCTTTTCAAGTAGATAGTACAGCATACACACCAGGTGTTTACACAGTAAGAAATGCTACTACAAATACTTTTGAATTATATGAATCAGATGGTACAACAGCAGTAAACGTAACATCATTTAGTTCAGCACCTACAGTTGAACATACAACATTAGTCGTATCAAATGTAAGAAGATCATTTAGTGCTGGTGAAGTTGTATCAGGTCAAACTTCAAGTGCTTCAGGAACAATTCAAGCTGATACTTTAGGATTTAAAGGTGTTAGATTAAGAGATATATCAGCAGTTAAACAAATTGGTATGGCTGGTTCGCCAACATACACAGCAGACGCTGACTTAACATCTACTTACGGTACAAATACCACAATTACAGGTAACGTATCAATTGCTAATTCAGACGCTACACTTTTAGGTAAAGGTACAAACTTTACTACAGATTTAAAAATAGGGGATTCAATTTCATTTACAAATGACGCTGGTTCAACTGTAACAGGAATAGTTAAATATATTGTTTCTCAAACAGAATTGGAATTAACAGCAAACGTAGGTGGCTCTGATGTAACGACTGCTTCCGTTTTAACAGTTAGAAGAGCGAAACTTACAAATCCTGAAAACAATATTTCAATATTTAAGTTACCACACGTTACTGTAAAAACATTAAAAACTACAGCAAATGGTGGAGCAACTGATACAAACTTTAATGTAAGAAGACATTTTACAGCGACATTATCATCAAATGGTGACGCTACTATCACAGCAGGTACAAATGAAACATTTGCTTCTTTAGCAAATGATGACTTTACAGCTTCTATAATGACAACAGGCGCAGGTGGTACAGGTGCTGTAGGTGATGTATTAAACCTAGAAGGAAATAACCACGAAGGAGATTCAATCTTTACTTTAGGTGGTTCTCCAACAGGTAAAACTTTAACACTAGATTTTGGTGCTGACTTTCAAGGTCACAAAATTAAAATTTATGCGACAGTTCAAAGAACAGTTGCTGGTTCAAAAACAAAAACATTAAACTCTAATGAGCAAGTTGCTATTTCTTCACAATCAACTATTGAAAGTGGTTTAATAGGATTAGCAAAAGCAGATGTTTACCAAATCAACGCAGTTTATATGTCTAGTGGTTTTGGTTCTGCTGCTACTATAAGTGATACAGATATTTCAGATAGATTTAATTTGGATACAGGTCAAAGAGATAACTACTACGACATTGGACGATTACAATTAAAACCAGGTGCGATTAGACCAACAGGTCAATTATTAGTTGACTTTGATTTCTTCTCACACGGCTCTGGTGATTATTTTGATGTAGATTCATATTCAGGTGTAATTGATTATGAGAACATTCCAAGTTACACTTCAGATACTACAGGTGATACTTTTGAATTAAGAGATTGTTTAGACTTTAGACCAAGAGTTGATGACGCAAGTACAATTAATTCTGGTTCATCAGATAGAAGTTATGATGGTACAGGTGCTTCAACAGTTGATGTTGTACAATTCAACGCTGATGTAACAACTGACTTTGAATATTATCTAAACAGAATAGATAAAATTTTTATTACAAGAGAAGGCGTTATAAAAGTATTAAAAGGAGCTTCTGCTCTGAACCCTTTACAACCAGGAAATTTAGATGGCCATTTATTATTGGCAACTTTAACTATACCAAGTTATACTCTTAATACTGATCAAGTTGTTTTAGATAAAGAAGACAATAGAAGATATACAATGAGAGATATTGGTAAGTTAGAAAATAGAATTAGAAATGTAGAATATTATACACAACTTTCTTTACTTGAAGCTGATGCTCAAAGTTTACAAATACAAGACGCTGATGGTTTTGATAGATTTAAGAATGGATTTGTTGTAGATAACTTTACAGGTCACAATGTAGGTGATGTAGGAAACAATGACTACAAACTTTCAATTGATAGAGCAAGAGGTGAAGCGAGAACACCATTTAATGAAGATGTAATAGAATTAGAGGAAGTTGATGATGATTTAACTTCTATATTAGCCGCTGATAGAACAGCAGCTAATTATCAAAAAACAGGCGATCTAATCACTTTACCATATACAGAAACAACTTACATAGATCAACCTTATGCAACTAAAACTGAAAACTTAAATCCATTTATGGTATTTGATTGGAGAGGTGATATTCAATTAGACCCACCAGTTGATGAATGGAAAGAAACAAGAGTTGCTCCAGAGTTAACTGTGTTTACTGGATTAGGAACTTTTGATAACTTGTTAAGAGAAAGAGGTTTAGCAAATACATCAAATGAAATACCTGTAGGTACAGAATGGAACGAATGGCAAGATCAATGGTCAGGTAATCCTAGAACAAATCAAACTTGGCAAGGAAATAGTTTAGTTCAAACTACTAGTAGTGATGTTGTACAAACAAGAGCTGGTATTAGAACAACAATAGTTCCACAAACATTAAGACAAAGTTTGGGTAGTAGAGTTATGTCAGTTGCTTTCATTCCATTTATTAGAAGTAGAACTGTTACTTTTGAAGCTTACGGAATGAGACCAAATACAAGAGTTTATCCTTTCTTTGATAATATTGATGTATCTGCATACATAACTCCAGATGGTGGTTCTTTAGGTGGTAATATAATTACAGATGCAAATGGTTTTGTAACTGGAACATTTGCTATTCCTGATCCAAATGTTTCTTCTAATCCAAGATGGAGAACAGGTAAAAGAGTCTTTAGATTAACAAGTTCATCTACAAATAGTGATGATAGAACAGCAGTAGCAACTTCAGCAGAAGCTGATTATGATGCTAAAGGTTTATTAGAAACTACACAGGAAGCAATTATTTCTACTAGAGAAGCTAGAACAGTTAGAACAAATGTGACAACTAGAAGAACAACTACAAGAACAGCAAGTAGAGTTATAGCTGTAAGACAACCTGATAGAGGTGGTGGCGGTGGTGGTAATGGAGGTGGTGGTGATCCATTAGCTCAATCATTTGTAGTAGATGAAGAAGATGGAATATTTGTTACAAGTATAGACGCTTATTTTGCTACTAAATCTGATACAATTCCTGTAAGAGCAGAAATTAGAAATATGGTCAATGGTTATCCAGGTAAAAAATTATTACCGTTTGCTCAAAAATATTTAAATCCTAGTGCAATCAATACAAGTACAGATGGATCAGTTGCTACAACATTTACTTTTGATTCACCTGTTTATTTACAAGAGGGTGCTGAATATTGTATTGTATTATATTCAGATTCTGTAGATTATACAGTATATGTTGCAAGACTAGGTGAAACAGCATTAGATTCAAATAGAACAGTATCTAAACAACCAACTAATGGTGTATTATTTAAATCATCTAATTATCGTACTTGGACGCCTGAACAAATGGAAGATTTGAAATTTACTTTAAAGAAAGCTGTGTTTGATACATCTGCTTCTGGTACATTAACATTAACAAATGCTAGTTTACCTGTAAAAACTTTAGGTTCAAATCCAATCAGAACATTTAATGGCTCAGGTGTAATTAGAGTATTCCACAAAAATCACGGAATGCATAGTTCAACAGATAATGTTACAATTGCTGGCTTAGCGTCAGGTACATATAATGGTATTGCTCATAGTGACATTAATGGAACATATACAAGTATTTCAAATATAACTTTAGATAGTTACGATATTACAACTTCGGGTACAGCGACAGCAACAGGTGATGTTGGTGGTTCTACTGTAACGGCTACACAAAATAGATTATTTGATGTATTACAACCACAAATTGGTCACGTCATACACCCACAAACAACTTTAACATCTACTATGAGAACAACAACAGGTAGATCAGTTCACGGTTCAGAAACAGCGTTTAGTTTACAATCTACAGCTGCAGCTGAAAACATAGTATTAGGTGATAACTATTACTTTGACAATCCAAGATTAGTCGCAAGTGATATTAACCAAACAAATGAAATGTCTGGTTCTAAATCGTTAGTAATGAATTTAACAATTAGTTCATCAAATGCTAACTTATCGCCTGTAATAGATTTAAAAAGAGTTAACGCTTTTGCGATTTCAAATAGATTAAATAATCCTACTGTATCATCAACTGATACATTTACAGGAGATGGTTCTACAGTCGCATTTACATTATCAGGTACACCATCAAGTGTTCATTTATTAGCTGTTAAAAAAGACGGTAAAAAATTACAACCTGTTGATGACTTTACAGTTTCAGGCACAACACTAACTTTAGATTCTGCTCCAGCGAGTGGATCAAAAGTTGTTGCTAAAATTACAAACACAGTTGATTACGAAGATGATACAGCTTGTGGTGCTGTATGTTTTGGTTCATCTGCTGGTTCTTATATTACTAAACCAGTTAATCTGGCAAATGCTTCAACAGCGTTAGATGTAAGATTAGCGGCAAGTGTAAGATCAACTTCATCTATTAAATGTTTCTACAGATTATCGGGTGGTGAAGAAACTAGAAGAATTGAAGACTTACCTTATACACCATTTAACACAGATGGTTCGCCAGATGTAACAGTTGATCCATCAAACGGTGATGTAGTATTAGATTTAGATTTCAAAGATTACAAATTCAGCGCTAGTGCGTTACCAGAATTTACATCTTTCCAAATTAAAATAGTAATCAATGGTACAAACTCAGCGTTACCAGCGAGATTAAAAGACTTTAGAACAATAGCATTGGCAGTATAATGGCAAGATTAAAAGTACACGGATATGAAAGTTTAGTAAGAGATACTAGATCAAATGGTATCGTTAATACTAATCAAACTGAATATCAAATGTATATGAGTAGAGTGAGAGCGAGAGAGAAACAAGGTGATGAAATAAGAAATGCTGTAAAAGAAATAAATAATTTGAAAGCAGAATTAAGAGAAATAAAAGACTTAATTAAGGGAGTAGTAAAGAAGTAAAATGGCCGCTAGAACAGTATTAACGACAAATACACTGGAAGAGTTTAGAACGACCTTTAACAGTCTTTCTACGACA